CTACCGCTTCATATAACACGGCTGTTGGTCACTATGCCCTTGGTGCTAACACCACAGGCGCAAGAAATACAGGCATAGGGAGAACTGCTTTACAGACAAATACTACAGGCACATACAATGTCGCTCTTGGGATGAATGCTTTACAAGTCAGCACCACGGCAAATGACAATACCGCTGTTGGCTATAATGCGATGGCTCTCAACACCACAGGTACACGCAATACTGCTCTAGGTACTTATGCTTTAGATGCTAATACAACGGCGAATTACAATGTTGCTATAGGCAGTTATACCCTAAGTGATAACAGTACAGGCGCTAATAACACCGCCGTTGGTGAAGCGGCTTTAGGGCAAAACACGACTGCAAGTAATAATACTGCTGTTGGTTACGCAGCTTTAACAGCCAACACCACAGCTACTTATAATACAGCAGTTGGTAAAAGTTCAATGGCTGCCAACACTACAGGTGGAGACAATACTGCTATTGGTGGTTTGACTTTAGATGCTAATACTACTGGTGGAAGTAATACAGCACTTGGTTATAACTC